TGGGATATGGAGTCTAATCGTGGTTATATTAATGTTGTTGCTGTGATGCAAAAGTTCTTTGACCAAGCAATTTCAGGCAACTGGTCTTATAATCCACAAAACTATCCAGACAATGAAGTTCCAGTGTCTGTGATGGCAAATGACTTTTTAACTACATACAAGTACGGATGGAAGACATCCTATTATCAGAATACTCATGATATGAAGACTGATGAAATTGAGGTAGTTGAAACAAAATCAAAACTTGATGCACTTATTGAAGAACTATCACAAGTAGAGGAGGGAGAGTGTGAATCCTGTGCAGTTTAAAGTATCGCTAGATGATCATTCCACAACAAATAGTGTGAGTGGAATGACAGTCTTTAACACCGAAAAGCATGATTATAAAAAACAACCCATGTTTTTTGGAAAACCATTAGGTATTCAAAGATATGATTCATTCAAATATCCTATCTTTGAAAAACTTACAACTCAACAATTAGGATACTTTTGGAGACCAGAGGAAGTCTCCTTACAAAAAGATCGGGGAGACTATCAAACACTTCGCCCAGAACAAAAACACATCTATACTTCAAACCTGAAATATCAGATCATGCTTGATTCTGTTCAAGGTAGAGGACCAAGTATGGCTTTCATGCCGTATTGTTCTCTACCAGAACTGGAAGCATGTATGGAAGTATGGGGGTTTATGGAGATGATTCATAGTCGCTCATACACTTACATCATTAAGAATGTATATTCAGATCCTAGTGAAGTATTAGATAAAATTATCACAGACGAGAGGATTCTAGAACGTGCTTCTAGTGTCACAGAATCCTATGATGATTTTATTCGTTCTGCTCAATCGTATGGGAATACTGAGGAATGGCTTTATGCCCAGCAGGGTGCAGGCACATTCAAAGAGCAGAGATATGAACTCAAACGTAAACTCTATCGAGCAATTGCAAATGTTAACATCCTGGAAGGGATTCGTTTCTATGTGTCTTTTGCTTGTTCTTTTGCTTTCGGTGAGCTCAAACTCATGGAGGGGTCAGCGAAAATCATATCGCTCATTGCAAGAGACGAAAATCAGCATCTTGCAATCACTCAAAATATCCTGAATAAGTGGAAGCAGGGTGATGATCCAGACATGAAGAAGATCTGTCAGGAAGAAGAAGAGTGGACTTATGCTATGTTTGATCGTGCAGTCAATGAAGAGAAGCGTTGGGCAGAGTATCTGTTCAAAGATGGATCGATGATTGGTTTGAATGACAAACTTCTGCAACAATACGTTGAATGGGTTGCCAATCGTAGACTTAAAGCGATTGGAATGAAACCAGTGTATGATATTTCGGCAAATAATAATCCATTACCTTGGACCCAACATTGGATCTCATCCAAGGGGCTACAAGTTGCTCCTCAGGAGACTGAGGTAGAGTCTTATGTTGTTGGTGGAATTAAACAAGATGTTACCAAAAATACTTTCGCAGGATTCCAACTATGATGAATGGTGTGAACAGGAAATCCTGAACGCATACCAAGAAGCAGCGGAGTCCGATGAGTTTCTATTTGGAGACTACGATTATCGGAAAGAGTGGATGAACAATCCAGAGTGACTCGAAAGACCCTCTCACCATGCCCCAGGAGCGCCTCTAAGGTGCCTCTGGGGTTTTTTAGTGCCATTGCCCGACCGCCTTGACAGACCCTCGGATCTTGATTAGAATATCTTTGTTAAGGATGATAGGATAAATATAGCTAAGTATTTAAAGATGACTTAGTGATGAGTTCCTATGAGAATCCGTGGTTGTATAATAACCAATGTTTTGAGTCTGATGATATTGGGGACCACTTTGGTTTTGTTTATCTCATTACCAATAAGTCCAACAAACGACAGTACATTGGTAGAAAGTATTTTTGGTCGTTCAGAAAACCAAAGGGAAAGACTAGGAAAGTAAAACAAGAATCTGACTGGAAGAAGTATTATGGTTCTTGTCCAGAATTAAAGGAAGATATTAAAAAGTTTGGAAAAGAGAACTTCTCACGGGAAATTTTGTCTTTGCATGAGACAATTGGAAAGACTAATTTTGAAGAAACAAGAATGCTCTTTATGTGCAATGTCTTAACTGAATCTCTTGATAATAACCTTCCTGCTTTTTATAATAGTAATATCCTTGGAAGGTACTATCGGAAGGATTATTTTGATAAATAAAGTGTTTGTTACTTATCAAAAATATGGCAGCCGACCTTCACAATTTTTTCAAATTCTACGACGATAATAATAAGCAGCATGTTGCTGCTGTTCAGTGGTTAGAAGATAATCTTCCAAAAGAAATCTTGGATGATAATGCTCAATGGATTAAGATATTCAGAGAGAAGCCAAAGTCATCTGTTCTCAACGTTCCATATTTCCCACAGACTGATAATTACAGAGATGGTGAGAGAACATGTAACTCATCTTCCTGTGCCATGTGCTTAGAGTACTTTAAGCCTGGAACTCTTCAAGGTGCAAAGGGTGATGATGCTTATGTTCAAAAGGTCTTTGCAGTTGGTGATACGACGGATCACAGCGTCCAGACGAAGGTTCTGGCGGGTTATGGAATCAAGTCCTCTTTCTCCTACAATCTATCCTTTGCTGATCTTGACAAGCAGCTTGCTGCTGGTAGACCCGTTGTTATCGGTATTCTCCACCGTGGTCCTCTTAGTGCTCCTAAGGGCGGTCACATGTGTGTAGTCATCGGTAAGAAGGGTGAAGACTATGTTGTTAACGATCCATACGGTTCTCTCAACGATGGTTATTCATCCAGCGTTATGAACGGTAAGGGTGCTGTATACAAGAAGTCAGAACTCAAAGCACGTTGGTGTCCAGCTGGTAACGATGGTTGGGGACGCATCTTCGAGGCTAATCCAACTAAGTGAAGAAACTGTGATAATAAATACCTAGAACGTTGATCGTTGAATACAACTGGTCTGGGTTAATATAAAATAAAGTCCTCTGGACTTTGCGATTACTTTACTTTTCATACTTCGGTTTGTTTCGTTTAGTACACACAAAGTACAGAGGATTTTTTATGTCTCACGCTACAAAGGCGCTGGCAGCTGCGTCAGCTTTATTAATGGGAAGTAGTGCAATTGCAGCACCCCTTACCCTAGAAGGAAACTACGTCAAGATTGGAGTTAATGACGCTGGAACAGTTGGTTCTGGTGGAGCCACTTCTCCTGGTATTCTCTACGATTCCACAGGAACTGCAACATTCAATCCATCATACGATTATCTTACTCCTGGAAATCCTTTTGAAGGATTTACAGTTAAAGGTATTGATACCGATGGAACCACAGTTCTTTTCAACTACTACAACAATAACAATAGTGTTGGGGGAGCACAGATTACAGGAACACTTGTAGACTATTCTGGTGTTTCATATCGTGGTTTAACATTTGATAACCGTGCCGTATGGTCTGGTTCAAAAACGGAGTTTGATATTGAACACGACTATCGTTTTAATGATAACCAACAGTTCGTTGATATTAATACTCGTTTAGAGTTTAAGATGAATGTTCCAACATTATACTTTGGAAGATTCACAGACCCAGACGCAAGAGCCGCTGCAGGAGATAGTTCCTCAACACTTAATGTTAGAGGATATGCTGGTGGTGTTCCTGCAACCAACATTGTTCTTTCAGAAGCACTCGCATCTAAGTATGCATTAGGACTCTTCACTGCCGCAACAAACTCTAATACTGGTATTAGTGCTGGATGGTCTACCGATCCACTGACTTATTATGGTGGTCAAGATGATGGTGATGGAGACTACACCATCGGTATGGCATTTATGTTCTCTGGTATTAATACTGGGGACATCATTAATATCCAGTATGCTTATATCTTTGGCCCATCTTCCTATGCTGCTGCTTCTGGTGCAGTTGCTGGTGGCGCTGGTGGAGCAACTTCATCATCATTTACTATTACTGATGTAGGTTCTGCTTCTGCTCCAACCACTCCTGCCCCTTCTGCTCCAACTATTGTAAGTACAAACACAGTTAATAATGTAGTTTCATCCATAGCACAGTCTACAACTCTTCCAGTTCTGACTGTAAGTTTGGCAGAA